GGCCGATCCTAGTGCCAGATTGTTAACTCTGGATGAGACGATCAATGGGTTTGGTGATATGGGTCCTATTAAATTAACAACGTCTCCCGGTGTGTGGGCTAAATATTTTAGGTCGGGCAAGAAAGAGTTGTTCGACCCATTGCCTCAGGAATACGATGGAGCGTTAATGTTACCATTAAAGTATAAGTTTAGCGATAAGGCCAAGCATTTTGTTATACCGGGGTACGACAAATCGTTTGTCGCATTGGTAAGTGAAAAAGAAGAACAACTTAAACAAGGTTTGATTCCTCCATTTGTTTTTCTATCCACTTTAAAAGACGAATTGCGTAGTAAAGAGAAAGTCTCGAAAGGAAAGACACGAGTGTTCGAACAATCGTCGCTTGATTTTGTGCTGTTGTGTAGAAAATATTTCGGACACTTTATCAATTATTATCGCACACATGCTGGTTTCACTTTATACCATGGAATAGGCAGAGATAAAGAAGCCGTGTGGCATTTGTATGCTACGGGGTTAAAAGAGTTTTCACATCGCGGTCACTGTTTCGATTATAAAAATTTCGACGGTTCGTTGCCAGCTGAGTGTTACGAATTCTTTCGATTAGTAGTGGAAAACTATTATTCTACGTCAACAGAAGAGGAGCGTTTGGTTAGATTTGGTTTATTGACCGCTATGCAGAACGCTCTTCACATTATGGGAGATTTGGTGTTTGAATCAACCCAAGGTAATAAATCTGGTAATGCATTTACCGATGTATTTAATTCCATATCAAACACATTTTTATTGTGGATGTCGCACATTGCGCACCAAATAAATCATCTTGGGGTATACCCTACACTCGCACGTTTTGATAACGATGTGCGTATGTTAACTTATGGTGACGATGTCGTCATGGCTATGAAACAGTCCGCTGTTTCTGCTGGTTATGACGGTAAGTTTATCCAAGATATGTTATCAGAATTAGGTGTAGAAATTACATCGGCTGACAAATTGTCAGAAATAGAATCAAGCATGTCTATTGAAGACGTGACATTTCTTAAATCACCATTTATATGGGATGAACAATTCCATATTTGGAAAGCTCCACTGCCTATTGACAGTATAATAAGAGAGCTTAAATATCGCCCGAGTACGGCCGCAGTTAATGCGGACGACTTACAGGAGAGGTGCAGAAACGTGTGCCGATTCCTAGCCCACCACTCGCGCGAAGTATTTAACACTTGGGTGGGAAAATTAAAAGAAAGGGACAAATACATGGACCTCGCTCCTTATTTGAGTGAGAGTTATGATGCCATTAATATGGACATAGCTCTCAAACAACAAGGAGAGCCTAAATTGTATTAGGTGCGAAATTATCGCACTAATAAATTTATAAGCTCTCAATAAGGAGGGCTACAACTGTTTTAGATGCAGTGAGTTTAAACACTTACA